AGATATTGGGCCGGAGCATATTGTTGTGGTGGGGGAGTGGTGAGACGTGGATTTAGAAGGGGCTTATGCGATTCGTGGGCTTGAAGAGCGGCTGGCTAGGCTTGAGGAGTCTCTCCAGAGGATTCTTGAGAGGCTTGATTCTCTAGAGGAGTCGGTGCGGATGCTAGAGGCAGTCGGGCCGGATTTCGATTTCGATGCGGAGTGTGAGAGGCGGCAGACATAACATTTATATATCAGTATGCGGTTGTAGTATCGGTGAGAAGGAATGGAACGGATAGAAGGATTTGAGGACGAGATGCATGACCGGGACGAAGCCGAAGTCGAAGAGGACTTTGCGGATGAAGGCTGCTATTATTGCGACGGTTGGAGCTTGAACGGTGATGCTCCGGGGGCGGCCTGCCCGGTATGCGGCAGAATCTTGATGTGAGGCGACGGATATGGGCGTGATGGATAGAGAGACGTATTCGAAGGTTAGGGAAGCGATGAACGCGATGGCGACGATTGTAGATATGTGGCTGTCGAAGGGGAGCCGACTTGAAGAGACGGCTCTCGCGACACTTGAGGCAATCGACTATCTAGAAGGGCTGGTTGAAGAGGCTCTCGGAGTTGAGGAGAGCGACGAAGCGGATAGAGCCGATGGAGCCGGGGACGAAGAGGCGTGGCTACATTGATGAGCGGATTGCTAGCTGTAGTGCTTGTGCTTCTGTTGATCTTCGGTGAGAAGCGGAGAAGAGGCGGTGTCTGGCATCTAGAGGAGCCGCGCAGAGAGAGGCCGAGCCGCATCTCTAAGAAGAGCTAGAACGATAAGAGACAAGAAGGACAGAGAGAGACAGAGAGACGGACGACCTGATTACGCAGCGAAAACAACAAAAAGGTTGGGCTATCCTTTTTTCGATGCGTGGTGGTTTTGTGTGGTGTTTTAGCGGTTTTGCGGGAAACATTTATATGTCGGCTGTTCTTTGTGGGGGTTGTTATGCGGCGGGATGTTGTGGCGGTGTATGAGGCGGCGTTTGTGTCGGCTAGGATTTATGCGGATCATATTGCTGTCCGTGTTTTGTTGCCGGATGGTCGGGAGTTTACGTTTAGGCCGCGTTTGCTGACTTCTTCTGTGGGTCTTGAGGATTCGTGGCGGAAGGTTGGTGGTGTTGAGGAGTTTCGGTATCGCGGGCCGCCTAATCTTTTGGTCTATGAGTTTAACGATGATTGTATGTCGATTGCTAGGATGCAGTCGGAGTGTATTTTTACTGAGCTTTGAAGAGGGGGTCGGTGTGTTTGTCGAGTGCGGTTTGGACACCGGATTTGTCGCAGCCGAGTCCGAGGTGGCTTCTTTTTTGGGCGGCTATTCGGATTGCTTTGAGGATTGGCGAGTTTCCGGTTGGTCAAGAGGAAGAGGCCGAGATGTGGGAGAGGCTTGATGCTTGGTTTCATGGGGTTGATGTTGTGGTGGATGATGATAGGCGTGATGTCTGGAAGCTGGTTTCGGATGTGATTTCGGATGATCCGTTTATGGCTATGAGGCAGTTGGCTTCTTTTTTGGATTATAGCTCGGATTGGGTTGATATGATTGCTTCGAAGCTTTCTGAGATTGAGAGGAAGCTTGATTCTATGGATGTTTCTTTCTCTGAGGAGATTAGGATTTTGGATCATGCGATTGAGGGGATTGATGAGGTTAAGAGGCGGTTGAAAGAGCTTCATGATGCTGTTTCGGCTGTTGTCGATGAGAGGGGTTGATGTGGTGGTGGTTGTTTGAGGCGTGAGATTTGGATTTGTGATGTGTGTGGTGTTGAGATTGGGCCTGAGCGGTATGTGGTTGAGATTTCTCGGGTTTTGCCGATGGAGTCTCGGGCTGTTAGGCGGCTTAAGCGGCTTGATCTCTGTCACGGCTGTAAGGTATCTCTGGAGAGGGATATTGAGCGGATGAAAAAGATTTGGAGAAGCGGTGTAGATGAATAGGGCTGAGCTTCGGAATCTGGCTGAGCGACTTGTAGTCTTAGCAAGATGGAGAGAGCTATTAGATGCGCTAATCGAGCTTCTTTTATCAGGCTTGTTAGGGATGGCTCTGATGCTTCTCAGCGAGCGGACGTATGAGTTTGGTCTCGGTGTGACGACGGTTTCTGTGCTTTGGATGTCTGTAAATCTATATAAGGTCTGGAAGGTTAAGCGGGAGTATGAGAGGCTAGAGGCCGAGAATCGCTGGAGTAGTGGTGCTGATGGACAATAGGTATGAAGCGGTAAACAAGTGGAATAGAGAGATTTTGAGGACGTTTAGAGAAGGGGTGTATCGTCAAGAGCAATCTAGGATTAGGGCGGATGCAATCTTTTTCGTCGATTTTCTGATAGGCGAGATTGAGGGCTTGATGAAGAGGGTTAAGAAGCTCGATGGGATTGTCGATGAGGATATTGAATGCTTGAAGGATTGCAGAAAGAAGCTTATGGCTTTTAAGAAGCGGCTTTTCGATCTTGAGGATGTGGTCTATGCGGTCGGGGGCGAGTAGGATGGCTGAGATTCCGAAGTGGCGGAGATGGATAGGCGGAGTTTTGATGCTGATCGGTGGCGGTTTTATGGCTCAACACTTGTTGGCTTATGGTTATAGCTCGGAGCCGGGGCCATGTCACGGGACTTACGGCTTCATCATGCTGATTGTCGGCTTCTTGATCTCTAGGCGATATAGAAGAGTTGAGAGTGATGATAAATGGGGGATGAGGAGATGACTGAGATCGCTTGATGGTATTTTGGAGAAGCGGCAATACATTTTAATCTCTAGGCGATGATGAAGCTATGGAGAAAGTCAATGGGGGCGATGAGATGTCTGCGAATGGCTATATCTCTGGAAACGGGAGCGGAAACGGATATGAATATGTCCCGCTTTGGGCGACGCTAGACCCAAAGACGGTTCTCGCTTTTCTATTGATTGGCGGGCTAGTTGCGGGCTGGCTCTTCCAGAAGTGGCTAGGGATTACGGAGTTTCCGGATTGGCTGAAGATGGCGGTTGCAACCGTGATAGGCTTCTATTTCCGGGATAAGCGGACGGTGCATTGAGTTGGATATAGAGGCGTTGGATAGATTTGCGACGATCTTTCTAGCGATAGCGATTATGCTGTTTGTCGGGAGTGTGGCTTACAAGATTCTTACGGTTCCGGTGATGATACGAAGGTAAACATTTATATATCAGTAAGGGATAGGGGCCTGCGATGAGGCGCAACAGACTGCAAGAAGCTAGGCGGCGAGCAATCGCCGCGATGAATGAGGCGGTGCGTCGGAGTCTCCGGCCACCGTTTATCTGTCCGCAATGCGGCAAGAAAGCATTGACAGGGAAGCGGAACAAAGAGAATCGGTGGGAGTGGAAGTGTCTGGTTTGCGGAGAGGAGTTCATATCTCCATATCTGCCGCGAATTGCAAACGCACCAATCGACGGATATTGCAAGATGCTAGACAATTGGCGCGAAGGATTGCTGCGGGAGTTGTTATCGCTATGATGCGGTTTTTGGTGTGGTTCATAAGGCGGAGAAGGATGCGGACTTGTAGGATATGCGGAAGGCCGACAATTGGGCTTGATCTCTGCGAGCGGTGTAAGAAGTATTACGGAGATGAGTGAGATGGGAAGGATTAGGGAGCTTCTAGAGGATCATGCCTTCGGGCTGATTATGTCTGCGACAATCATGGCATCTTTTTTGATTTTAGGTATCGGGATGTGGGGGATTGCTCGGGAGAATAAGATTCTTCTCTATCGGAACGCGACGATTCTAGAGGTAACTCCGTCGGGATGGACTCATCCGGCATATCTGAAGATTCGGACTCAGGACGGTCTGATTTTTGTGGTCGATATTCCGACTCCGAGAGACTGTGCGATTCCGATTAACCGGACGGTGAATATCTATAAGAGTGGGAGAGTGGAAGTGATTGAATGAGCGAGAAGTATGATCCGCTTAGGTATCTGGTTGCGTATGAGTATCGTGGGTTTGTTTTCTGTCCTCAATGCGGAGAGTTGAATTCGATTGGATCGCAGTTGTTTGGGCCGGATGCGAAGCGGGAATATATCTGTGTGGGTTGTGGCGCAGAGATTGTTGTGGATGCTATGCCTAGAATCTTTTTGAAGGTGGATGATAGCGATGACTGAGGAAGAGGCGGCTGAGAAGGCTGGCGATGAGGAGAATGGGGAAGGCGACGCGGCTAAGGTTGTAATCTCGAAAGAGGATTTTCTCAGGGCTGCTCGCTTGTTTCCGGACTCGGCTAAAGCTATGATCTTGACGTATGTCTTTATGGCTCGGAGAGACAAAGAGCTAGCGGAGCGGATGCATGAAATTGCATTGACGATTTACAATACGCTGGCTGAGAAGAAGGTTCCGGTTAGGGGGCTTGGCTATATATGGGTTACTCTCGGTCTCTATCTGTTTCAGAATTTCTGGCAGCGATCATCTGAAGAGAATAAGAAGATGTTGGAGAGGATTCTCGATGAGAAGAGCGTCGAAGAGTATATTGGATAAGGAGAAGATATGGCGCGTCTATATCGGTCACGGTTCGAAGAAATGGATTAAACAGCTTAAGTGGCGGCATATCGATACTCGGATCGATTTTATTTCTCCTCTGATCGAGCGGTCGGCAAGCATAGCTCGCTTCTCATATTATTTGGCGAAAACGGGGACGGTGATGCTGCAATTTCCGACGGGAGAGATTCTGAGTATCTGTCCACCGAAGGATAAGGATAATGCGGTTCAGCTTTATGTTCATGCATATTCGATGGCGGCTTTAAAGCGCAATCTTGAGAGGGGATTGGAGTATCTGAAGCATGGGAAGGACGATGTTGCTGAGAAGTGTCGCGGAGTATTAGAAGAGCTTTTAGTCTTGATTGAAATGGATGCGCTTGAGATTATGCATTCTCCAACACTCGGGATTTACGGTGTTTAAGATGGGTTTGGATGAAGATGGTGTGCGGAATTCGTGGCAGGTTGGCTTAGGATTCGGGCTTCCGGGCTGGCTGACTAGGCTTCGGTGGCATTCTATCGATCTTTCGATTGTCGCGGTTTCTCCGGTTTTTGGACAATGGTTTACGATTAACCGGACGTATCGATTTGGAGTGACGGAGAAGGGGACAGCGGTGTTCAAGTTTCCGTCGAATGGGACGATTCCCATGAGCGATCTAGAGGTTCGTAAGGATGGAGATAAAGTTATGCTTAAGGTTCGCGATTTTTATCGGTCGCAGATCATCTTTATGTCAGGGGAATGCTTGATTGCTATTCCACCGAGAGAGGATTTGAGGAGCGATTCTGACTTTGTGTTTGTGCATGGGGTCGATGGGGATCAGCTACTTGACGCTTTGCATATAGCTTCAAGTATTCTGGAGTTCTGGCTCGATCATTATGCCGATCCGCAATCTCTAGAGGCGGATCAGGCTAGATACTGTAACGATGTTTTCAGCGAGTTGGCGATGCTGCTGGAGTTGGATGCGGTGTATGTTTTCCGAATCACCAAGAAGTAACATTTATATATGGGCTTTGTGTGGTTGGGAGTGATGGAGCCGAGAAAGATGCGGCTTTGGGTTCGCGGAGCGATTCGCGAGGTTTGGAGATGTGGGGTTTGCTCCCGGATTTGGGAGACTCCGGAAGAGGCGAAGAAATGTAAGCATAGAGGGCCAAATGTGAATCTAGAAGGTGTTGGGAAATGAGAGAGACTTTGACCGTGGAATTTGAGGTTGACCGGACAGTTGAGAAGCCTTACGGCTATGCCGAGAAGTTTTTGAATTTTCATGGCGATCCGTCACCATATAAGGCGATTGTGAAAGACGGCAATCTTGTTGCGATTGTGCATAGGGGTTATCGGTTGCTGCCGAATGAGGAGTTTAAAGAGAAGCTTGAGCGGATTGCTAGGGATATGGAGTTTTCGTTTTCTGTTTGGGATGAGCGGTGGCAGATGTTTGCGATTTTAGAGGATCGTGACGGTCTCGGGATTTTGGCGATGAATTCTGTGGACGGCTCGCTAGCTTTGAAGCTGTTGGGCTTTATCAATAAGGGGTCACGGGTGATTGTTCCGAGATTTGTGTTGAGGAAGCATACACATTCGATCAATGATCTCGATCTTAATGAGTCGGTTCGGACGATTCTCGATGCGGTTCGCGAGTATCATGAGTGGCTGACTGATGCGGCTTCGAAGATGAAGGTTTCGGAGATCAGTCGGGAGAGTCGGGAAGCGTTAGAGGCGATGCTTCCGCAGAAATATGTGAGGTATGCATTCGTTACGAATGGGCTTCTAGGTAGGGAGAGGACGCTTCTCGATCTCTATTCCGATATTTCGATGCGGATTTGGCAGGGGAAGTGCCGGACGGTCAGGCGGATAGATTTATTTAAGAAGCTCAATGAATGGCTTGTAGTATTGCTAGGATGGTCGGTGTAAATGGGCGAAGTCGGTAAGCGGTTGGAAGGCTATTGGAAGCCGAGGAAGCGGGGTGTTCCGCTGGCTCAGGACGGGGTTACGTCTCATTACGGGATATGCAATATTTGCGGAAAGACGGATATTCTAGCTCCGATTTCGGGAATTCATCTATGTCCGAGATGTCTCGGAAAAGGGACATGGGATTCGAGTCAGGTTCAGCTTGTTCGATCCGGTTTCTGCGATATTTGCGGGACGTATTTTATGGGAGCCGGGGCCTATATCAAATACGGTATGGCTTGTTTTCGGTGTTTGTGGACGAAGCTCGGGAAGAGGACTCGGGCTTTGAGGCCAGCGGGAAACCGATTAGTGTAGGTGGCTTGAATGCCGGAGAAGATATATGAGGCATTGATTCCGGTTGAAGATGGCAAGTTCTATAAGATAGAATTTTCGAGGTCGATTCGTGGACGGGCGTTTCCACCGGGGACGAAGATCGCTGCGTTGGTTGTATCTCTTGACGGCAGAGTTCTCGATGCATGGCGAGTTCCATTGAAGCCGGATGGGAAGCCTGATTTCAAGAAGGCTCGCGAAGAGAGGCGGAAGCGGAGTCTTAAGGTAGTGTTGGAGAGAGAGGATTACGAAGAGTAGAAACATTTATATATTGGCTAAGCGATGTGAGGGTCGATGACGCGGATTGAAATCCGAGATTCGGTGCTGAGTCATCTGCTAGAAAGAGAGGCGGATGACTTTGGTGGCGACTATGAGGCGGCTCTCATGTCCCTCTTTGAGAGGGCGTGGGGAATGGCATGGGAAGAGATCGAAAAGAGATATAAGCATGTAGGCCAAGCGGCTAGCCGAGAAGGTGCTGAGCAATGAGGAGTATTGAGGATGTCAAAGAGTTGTTGTTGGCTCTCCGGATGGCTGGAAGCTCGGATAGTGTGATGCTTCTAGGGCCGCCGGGGATTGGAAAGACCGAGGGGGTCTATCAGCTTCTCATAGATGAGGCGAAGTTTCTCGGAAAGACTCCGATTCGATACGATGATGGGAAGCTTGATACGATCTTGAAGAATCCGGAGAAGTATCATGTTTTGGTGGACTTCTCGCTGACGCAATGCGAGCCGAGCGACCTGATAGGGATTCCGAGAGATGAGGACGGTCATATCAGATACAAGCCGTTAGGATGGGCGGTGGCTCTAGCGAAATCTAGCGGCATTCTCTTTCTCGATGAGATTACAAATGTGCAAAGAATGGATGTTCAGTCAGTCATGCTAAAGCTGCTGCTAGAGAAGTTGGTTGGATTTACGAAGATGAGGGACGATGTGCGAGTGATTGCTGCGGGGAATCGACCGGAGCATTCGAGCTTAGCGGTGGATAGCTTTCCGGAGCCTGTCCGATCGGGGAGAGTAATTCTTCTCGATGTGGATGTGCCTCAGCTAGAGGAGTGGGTTGACTATATGGATAGAGAGGTCGGTGATTGGGATAAGCGCATCTTCCTCTTTCTAAAGCGGTTTCCGCAGTTCTTCTATGATGCGACGGAAAAGACGGATGGATACGATGTTCGGGCGACTCCGAGGTCATGGACGAAGCTGGCGAAGATCAGTCATAAGATCGATGCGGAGAAGATCGGTGATCTAGCGATCGGACTGCTAGGCGCGAATGTTGCTCCGCTTCTTAGATCGTTTCTAGAGACGAAGATTCCGAAGCTTACCGAGCTTCGGATAGAGGATTGGGATCGTCTTACGATCGAGCAAAAGTATTTTGTGGCTCTAGAGTTGGCTTCGGAGCCGGATGAGCTTCTAGGGAAGAATAAGCGATTCATGGAAGTTATGGCTCGAAACGATCGGGAGATGCTGATATTGACGTTTCTACTCTTAGAGAAGGATCAGCGGGCGAAGATTGCGATGCGGAGCCGGACGGCTTCGAAGGAAGTGTTTAATGCGCTGATATACGTTGCGAAGATGATTAGGGGGCTGGAGCATGGCCTATAATCCGAGAGAGGAGCTTAAGAAGATTCGGATGCTTCTGATGAGGAAGTATCCATTCTTCTATTTTGTTTTTGATTCGATGAATGTGATTGTGCTTCCGGAAGAGAGGTATGTCAGTAAGGATAAGAGGTTTAGCTCGGTTGCGGTGACATGCGGGAATTCGCTATACTTCTATCAGGGAGCGTTTAAAGAGGATTTGAAACAGTCGGTTGCTGCGATTACGCTTCATGAGCTTGTTCACGTTATTCTTAGGCATTCGATTCGTGGTGGTTCGATTCTTCAGTTCGTTAGGGCTAGGGTCGATGCGGATGAAGAGTGTATTCGGGATGCGATCAATATGGTGATGGATGCGAAGGTGAATCAGTATCTCCGAGAGATGGGTTTGTATCGAGCGATGTCTGGCTTTGTGATGGAGCTTCCGGGGATTTCTCGCGATGAGTTGAAGTCGGCTAGTGTGGAAGAGCTTGTTATGAAGTTGTTGAGGAATCATTCGAATACGGTTGCCGCGATCTCTGGAAAAGGCGATTCGACGCTTGATGGTGATATGTTTCCGGCTATCGAGCAAAGTGCACCGTCGGGATCGAAGAGCGGTGGCAAGTATCTTCAGAGGGGGCGTGAGCCGAAGGAATCAGAGACGGTTGAGGAGATGATGAAGAAAATCGTCTCGGATGCGATTGTGAAAGCGAAGATGGCGGGGTTCGGTGTTGGCAATCTTCCGAGAGAGCTTGTTGAAGAGTTGCTAGCTGCGAGGCCGTTGCCGTGGTGGGTTTTGCTGAGGAGATTTGTAAGGGGTATTGTGGTGCGTTGTAAGATTTCTGATTGGCGGAATGTGAGTCGGAAGGTTCCGGGGATTTTCCCGGGGCTGCGGGAGCTTTCGAAGCCGAAGGTCTATTGCTGTGTGGATGTGTCGGGGAGTATCAGCGCGGAAGAGTATTCTCATTTCTGCCGTGAGATGCTGGCGATTGCTAGGATTGCTCCGGTCTATGCAATCTTTTGGGATACGGATTATGTGATGCACCGAGTCAAGACGGTTAACGATCTTAAGAGGGCCGATATTAAGGGGTTTGGCGGGACGGACTTTAACTGTGTTCTAGATAACGTCAGGTTTGACCGCAATTCGGTGTTGGTGGTGCTTACGGATGGCTTTTGGATTCGGGCGCGAGAGGCTGAGGAGAAGCTCCGATCTCTCAGGATGGATAAGCTTCTTGTCACGACCGGGCAAGAGGTTAAGGGCTTCGATGCGGTGTTAAAGGTGGTGGATTGATGGATGAAGTGAATCATAGATGCGAGGTCTGCGGTGCGGAGTTTCTAGTATGGACGGGCGAGTGTCCGATCTGTAAGGCGCGAAAAGCGCGGGAAAATAGGAATATGGACTACCTTAAGCGACTCAAAAAGGCCGCAGATGAAATAAAGGCGAAGAGGGTTAAACGGGGACGATTTAGAAATCCTCAACCCTCTTCAGAGGGCTTAAATGGTGGTGGTGATGCGCAGAAAGAGAGGCGGAGAAGGCGTAGATGACCGTTTTGGAGACCTATCCGAGCTTATTCCAGAAGAGGCTATGCGGGAGCGGCTGTTGTGGGGCTATCCGTTTGTAGCTGTGATGATCGCAGCGGTATGGTCGATTATATTTATATTCGTGGTTTTCCTACTATTCGGTGGTGGTTGTTGATTTGAAGCGGCTTGTAGTGATTTCTGATCTTCATGTAGGGTCGAAGTTTGGAATTATGCCAGCGTCTTTCGAGCTTTCTGATGGGACGACGGTTACTCCGAATGCGACGCAGAAGGACTTGTTCAATCTTTATCGGATTGCAGTTTCGAAGTGGGGAAGGCCGGATGTGCTAGTGGTGAATGGTGATGCGATCGACGGGGTCAAGTCGCCTACCGAGCAATGGTCGGGAAACGTGATGGATCAAGTCTTAGCGGCTAGAGATTTGATCGAGATGTGGGGAGCGAGGCGAATCTATCTGGTGTCTGGAACGGCTTTTCATTCGAGTTCGATTAACCTGAAATACGAAGAGATTTTAGCGAATCTTGTCGGCTCGGATAGGCTTTACGATCAGCTTAGCCTAGACATTGAGGGTCATTTGCTTCATTTTGCGCATCATATCTCGGTGTCATCTACGATTTATCGGACTACTGCGATTGCGAGAGAGTTGGCATTGCTTCTCTATAACTTGAAGAGCCTAGAGGATTACGAATGGACGATTCGGAGTCATGCACATTACTTTGTCCACGTCGAATATAAGACGCATCACGGTGTTGTTACTCCATGCTGGCAGGCTCAGACTCCGTATATGTCGAAGATTACGGCCTTCGGGATGAGGCCGGATTTGGGATGCATTAGGATTTCGTTTGATCCCGACGATTCGATCTTTGAGAAGATTGTTGCTAGACCTAAGAAGCCGGATGTGGTTCAAGTTGTCTAGAGAGATTACTTTCGATTATGGAGATTCGATTACTGTTGAAATCGATTCTGATAAGAGATCAGTTTCGAAGAGAGAGCTTATTGAGAGATATAGTTTAGAGGGGAAGTCTCCGTCAGAGATTGTTCGACTTACCGGGGCGACTTATAATTATGTTCAGAGGATTAGGACTGAGATGCGGAGACGGGGTATTCTTCCAGAGGGTCAGCCGTTTAGGGCTTTGCCGAATCCGAATTCTCTGCGGCAGAAGGCGTTTGCATATTTCGATCAGGGTAAGACGTATTCGGAAGTCTGTAAGATTATGGGTTTCAGGTATCGATCTTCGAAGTATCATCTTGTCAAGCATTATTTCTATGAGTGGAAGGCGATGAGAGATGAAGAGGAATCTGAGGGAAGATGAATTGGGGAGAGCTTTGCAGAAGGTTCGCGAGCTTTATGTTAAGCGGAGTCCGGAGTATCCGGCTGCGCTTTGTGCGCTTTATGCGGTTGGCAAGAAGCTGAGGATTCGGGCTTTGTATCAGTTGAAGTGGGATATTCGGAATGCTCGGCTTCCAGAGTGGCTTGAGAGTGTGAAAGACGGTGAGATTCGAGTGTTTGAGGACGATGTAACTAAGACTGCGGCATCTCTCGCTATGGCTGCAATCTCTTATTTCGAGGATGAAGGCTCGATTAAGAGGACGATTTCTCGATTCAAGCGGAAGGCGGCTTATGCGGTTGTCCGGGATTTGATTAGGCGGAATAAGGGGCCAGCGAGCGCAGCGGCATGGATGCTGATTTTCGATCCGGATTTCTTCGAGAAGTATCTTGTGTTTGCAGAAGAGGGCGAGTTGGATTCTCCGGTCTTTTCGATTCTCCAATTACTGATAGAAAGAGATATAAGAAGAGAAGCCTTAAAGCTTGTAGGTGATGCTAGATGACTACATATTACACTACTCCGGAAGATGTTGCGACGTTTATGGGTCTCGGCTCTGGCTATTTCTCGGCATCTTCGACTCCGACTCGGAGTGAGGTCGAATCGATTATAAATCAGGTTGAAGATTATATGGATGAGTGGACTCACATGGCTTGGCGGGAGAAGTCTGCGAGTCACGGTCAGTATGAGTATCATACTTTGGGTCGGATTGGTGTTCGTGGTTCGTGGTTTGTCTGGCTCGGCTATCCGGCATTCTTGAAGTATCGGTTTGTCAGGCAGTTTGATGCGTCGAAGGGAGATGTGATAGAGGTTTTCAATGGCAATGAGTGGGAAGATTGGCTGGCGACTAAGACCGAGGGGATTGGTGAGGATTATTGGGTTGATTACGATAACGGTATCATTTACTTCCGGGGCTTGTGGGTCTATCTCGGCTTGAAGGAATATGTCTTGAGGGTTAAGTATCGTTACGGGATGAGCTATGTTCCGGAAGATATTAAGATGGCTGCGACGTATCTGACTGCGGCTCATCTAGTTGAGATTACGGATCGATCTTTCATATTGCCGGAAGGCGGCTCTCAGGTGGTTTCGGCTCCGGAAAAGGCGCAGCGATGGAGAGAGTCCGCTTTGAATATTCTCGACCGCTGGAGAGAATGGGTTGTCGGGGGCGGTTAGAATGGCTATGACTGAGGAGCAGAGAGAGAAGCACCGGATTCGCGCTAGGGAATGGAGACGGAAGAATCCTGAGAAGGCTCGGGAGTATATCAGGCGTTACTATGAGAGGCATCCCGAAGCTAGGCAGAAGTGGCGCGAGTATCTCCGTGAGTATATGAAGAAAGCTAGAGTTCATAAGCGGGCTAAAATCATTGCGCGGTTGGGCGGCAAGTGTCGGGAATGCGGGACGACGGAGAATCTTGTTATCAAGACGAATAATGAGGAGATTCAAGCTCTGGCGAAGCGGTATGGTTATAGCGGTATCAGCTACTACAATGCGATTCTGCGGATGCTCGATAAGAGTCCTGAGCAATTCTGGCTTGTCTGCCGATCTTGTCTGAGGCGGTCATAATGTTTGAGGTTCAGGTCGATAGGCAGAGTTTAGATGCGTCGATTCGACGGATTCTAGAGAGGATTGGCGACGAGATTATCGAAGAGGCTCAGCACAACATTGCGCAGCAAGACTTAATCGAGACGGGCTATCTTCTCTCCGATAGCTTTGAGAAGCGATGGGACGATGTGGACGGCTCGCTTCTTGTAGGGTCGAAGGCGAGCTATGCGGCTTATGTCGAATACGGGGCGCGGCCTCATTTCCCACCGATTCTGCCGATTCTTCGGTGGGTTGAGAAGGTAAAAGGCGAGTATGGGACGGCTGCTAAGAAGTCGGCTTATGCAATTGCGAATCATATTGCGCGATATGGACAGAAGGCGACTTTCTTCTTTCGAGATGCGGTGTTGAAGGTGGTGGCTCGGTATGGTCGATCCTAGAGCGGATTTCAAGTCGATGATTGAGGATAATTGGGATACCGATACGGGCGGGGATATTCCGACTATTGCGGATATTCGGGACTATCGCGGGATCGACGTAACGAATGAGGACTACATATTTATTCGCGGTGCACCGATGGCGGATCAGTTCTTCGGTATCGGTGCGTCTGAGTTTCGTCGGAATGTGAATGTGACGATTCTAATCAAGTCTGCGTCGAAGGATCGGGCTAAAGAGATGCGGGATGAGGTTGTGCGGATTATGAGGACGAAATCGTATTGGGGAGACTATGAGAACGTCTTAGTCACGTCGATTTCCGGGATGAGTGATCGCGAGAGAAAAATTTACAGCTATATCTTAACGATCTCAGCGTTTGTAATCGAGACGGTGTGAGAAAGATTTAAATTAATGTGGTTCGTATGGTTAGGTGGTGATTAGATGGGTAGAACGGGTGCGTATGGATACCTTCTCTATGGATGGGAGTCATCCTTCAGGGGCGGTGCTTCTACTCGCGATAAGGTTTTTGGGCGTGGTCAGAGAATTACGGGGATTTCTCGGAGAGAGAATATCGAGGCGATTTATGAGCTTTATCAGAGAGAGCCGGGGTCGGCTATGTATAAGCAACAGGAAGGATCGCTGTCAATAGAGTGGATTCTGGCTAATCCGTGGTTCTTTAAAGGCGTGATGGGGTCGGCTTCGACTGACGGGGCCGGGCCTTATACGCATACTTTTTCGAAGGCTAAGGATTTTGTATCGATGGATATTGAGGTTGGCTTCGAGGCGGAAGATGCAAATGTTGTCAGGCGGTTTAAGGGGGCTGTTTTCAATTCTGTCTCGATTACAGCTTCGGTTAACGATTTGATTAGGGTTCGTGGCGACATTCGATTCTTTGAGGAGCCGACTCCGACGACTACTTTGGGGACTGCGGTGATTGATTCTTTTGAGCCGTTTTCTTTCCAACATGCGACTCTTCAGATTCCGAATGGAACGACGATTGCAGAGGTTCAGAGCTTTGAGCTTACGATTGGCAACAATGCGAATCCGATTTGGGGTCTCGGCTCGGAGTATGCGGCGGCTGCAATTCCGAGGGGCTTCGATGCTGCGGGCCGTCTTAATGTGACGATGAAAGACGCTTCGTTTATCAATTTGCTTCGTGACTCTGCCGCATCTTTGAAGCTGACGATTACGAATGGCGAGTCCGGTGCTGATGAACGGACGATAACTTTCAATGGGACGGATGTTTATTTCGGTGAGCATTCGACGGCTCTAGAGCCAAATGCGCTTGTAATCGAGCATTTGCCGATTCTGATTCGCGATCTTTCGATTACTGCGGTGAACAATACGTCCACGATTCCGTAAGGATAGAAGGTGGTTAGTTTGAAGCCGAGAGAGAAAGAGATTGAGATTGAGTATGAAGGACAGAAGGCGAAGGTTGTGATTAAGCGGCTTACATGGGGCGAGAGGAATGAGGTTCTCAGGGCCGCTATGGGAAAGCTGCGAATGGTTGGTGGCGATATGCCGAATGTCGAGTGGGATCAGATAGCCTTTATGGAAGCGTTTGTCTTGAAGGCCACTAAGTCTGCGCCATTTCAGCTTGACGTGGCGGTTCTGAGAAGTCTTGATCCGGAGATCGTCGATACGATCTATAAGGCGGCTATGGAGTTGAATGACGATCTTTTTCGTGCCATATTTTAGACTTGAGATGTTGAGGTCGAAGCTAGAGCGGGGATATGTGCCACCGGAGTTGAGGGAAGTGATGCCGTATTATATCTGTGCGACGATGTTCGGCTGGACTCCGGAAGAGGTTGACAGACAAGATGCGGGGTTGATTCAAAAGCTGTTGGTTTTGGCTTCGGAGCTAGGATTTGGAAAGTTGGGGGAGTTGAAGGATGAGTTCCGATCTCTCGATAAGCGTTAGGCTTGTTCCGAGCGACGATCTTGAGCGATCGTTACAAGAGCTTCAACAGAGGGTAGCGGATACTTTTCGCAGAGAATCTAGGCGGATGAAGGAAGATGTGGTTCGATCGACTCAGGAGATTGCGAAGGCTCAGGCTCAGATTCCGAAAGATGCGATTAACATGCTTCAATCTATGATGCCGAGAGAGATTTCGGCTTTGGCGGGCGGTTTTCAGAGGGCGTTAGGGCTTTTCGGTGGAACGGGCGGTGCGTCTTTGCTTCCGGTTGCGGGGATGCAAGCGGCTACTGCTGGCGGTGCTGGTGCTGGTGCTGCGGGCGGTGAGGCTGCGGCTGGCGGTATCGGTGGAATTCTGAGCGGTGCTGGCGGCATGACGATGGGGATTGTATTGCTGGCTGGAGTTCTCTATTCGCTTAAGACGCTTGTCAATGTGGGCCGGATGATTCTTGATCGATTTAGGACTTCATCTCCGGTTCTTAATGCGATGATGCGGCTTTTCGAGACTGCTATGAATCTGTTTTTGAAGCCGATTGGAGATATTTTGGGCTACTCGATTGCTCCGATTGCGAAAGAGTTGATGAGTCTGGCGAAGCGGTTTAATGATTGGATGAGGCCGATGGTTGCGAAGTTTGCCGAGGAGATTAGAGGTCTTTGGGATTGGCTGATGGATTTCATTGCTCCGGTGAAAGAGGATATTAAGAATATCGGGAAGGCGTTTGCTGGCGGTGTTCTCTTCGCGATTAAGGGCCTGATTGGATTTATTGTGGGTCAGATTGTTGTTGTGATTGCGATTATACGGGGCGTAAAAGGCGTGATAAGCTTCGTTTCAGACCTTCTCGGAAAAGCGACTGATTTTCTCTCGAAGATGGTTGGATGGGCTTTGGATGCTGCGATTTCAGGTGTGAGAGGCGCGGTTAATTGGGTTGGAGAACGATTGGGCGATGTTTGGAATATCCTCTCTAGCATCTATGGGGCGTTGTCGAAGATTGTCGGATGGGCGTTAGATTCGATTCTAGCTGGCGTGAAAGCTGCGATAGACGCGGTGAAAAATGCGGTGGACGGATTGAAAGAGTTTTTCAGCTTTAGATGGGTTGGACGGCTTTGGGGGAAGAATCGGCAGTTCGGCGGATTTGTTCCAGAAGAGGGCTTGTATTATCTTCATGGAAACGAATTGGTGCTGTCTCCGACTCAGACGAATCGGCTTCTCGATGCTCTTGGGCAGAGAGCGATGAGTCAGACGGTTCAAATCTATGCTCCGATTTCTGTGGGGTCGGTTGCGGTGGATAATCTTACGTCGATTCGAGATGAGGTTAGTCGCGGGATTGCTGAGGCTTTGAGGCGACGGCTTCCGTGAGGCGATGGATATGGGGGATTGGACGTTTACTTGTGGGGATGACTCGGTAACGTTGCCGATTAATCCGACGGATGTGAGTTTACAAGTGGTGGCTAAGACGGAAGCGATGGATATTCCGGGCGATTTTCCCTTCATTATGAGTTTGGGGAAGGGGCCTGAAGTTCTCGATCTTTCGGGATGGATTTATGAGGCGGGGTCATCTGCCGCGACTCTGGAGACGAATTATATCTCGAAGCTGAAGAGCTTTGTGTATAAAGAGGTTACGATTACGGCTCCGGATAGTCGATATGACGGGACGTGGATCATGACGGAGTTTCGCTTTCAGGAGATCGGTGGTCTTGTCGATGCTTTTTCTTTTACGATGCGGTTTGTCCGTGGCTCCGACCATATCATTATGTAGGCGGTGATGCGGCTTGAGTTGGAGCGTTACGATTGGCGGCTCTTCGGTGAAAGCGCAGATAGTCTCGATTATGGATGAGCTTAATGGTCATAGAGAAGCGATCATCCGTATCAAGAATAATTCGTCGAATCGGTCTTTGGTTTCTTCGAATCAGACGGTTGAGATTTCGTGGGACGGGACGCTTGTCTTTAAGGGTAAGCTTGTCGGTGTTGAGTATTATCGATCTCTTCTGGAGTGTAAGATTTACGATTCTTGCTATGAGCAAATGCAAAGACGGATTATAACTGCGAGCTATGATGATGCTTCATATTCGACGATTCTTTCGGATATTTGCACGGCTGCGGGGGTTACAGCGGGGTCGGCTCCGAGTGACTCGGCATCTCTGCGGTTCGATAAGACGAATTGTCTCGAAGCGGGGAAGTATCTGGCGAAGGTTGGCGGATACGATTTCTGGAGCGATTTTGATGCTTCTGATAATCCACGGTTCAATATTGGGACGCGGGGAACGTCTCGCGGATCGGTTACAGTTCTCTCGGTGGCTAGACGCGGAATCGATAGGTCGAAGGCGCGTAACAAAGTGATTGTTATCGGTGTGGATAACGATGGGAATAGGGTTGAAGTCTCTGCGGGAACGGGGAGCGATGTCTATGTGACTAGGGTCGAGGGGACGAAGGCTTCGGATGAGGCGACGCTTCAAAAGCTGGCAAATGCGCTTCTCAACAAGTTGAACACCACGGCTAGCGGTGCTAAGATTTCGCTGAAGATTTCTGAGGCATATAATTTTGATCCGGGCGATACGGTTACGATTTCGGCTCCGGAGCTTAATCTCGATGGGACTTACAAGATTTACCGGATTACGAAGAAAATGAATATTGCTGAGGCTGAGGTGGATCAGGCGGAAAAACTTTTGGAGCAATATCTCGAAGAGACGAAGAATTATGAGGACTTTGGGATTTATCCGATTTCGGTGACGCAGATTCCCATACCTTCTGGAGATTCTTTCCCGTCAAATCCCGTTTCGGGGCAATTGTTTTTTAGGTCGGATGTGGGTAAGTTATATCGATACAATGCTGCGGATGACAAGTGGGAGTTGGTTGTTCAGACGAATTCGGGGACTTCTTTCCCGGCTTATGCGACGAAGGGAGAATTATTCTATCGGTCAGATCGGGGTCTTTTGTATCGTTGCCGTGAGGATGTTTGTTCTACTGCTGCTGATTGGGATGTTGTTGTGCGACTATCTCGGTCTGGTCTTGATTCGGATAAAGGAACGGGGAATACGGTTGGTGAATGGTATTATGCGACGGATACTTTGACGCTTTATCGATGGGACGGTTCGAGTTGGACTGCGGTTCTGCGGGGAGTCCGGTCGGTTACAAGTGTTTCCGATCTTTCTAGTCTGAGTGCTAAGAAGGGCGATGTGGTCTATGTTGTGAATGCGGGGCAGTCTTACTATTATGACGGTTCGAGTTGGAAGGCTTTGGCGACGATTGCGCATCAGGGAACGACCGATGAGATGAATGCTTTTAGCTCTGAGGCTGCGGTTGGCGATGTATGGTTCAATACGGATGACAACAAGTTTTATCGGTGGAACGGTTCGAGTTGGGTCTTTATTGCTACGAAGTCTCATTCTCAGCTTGACGATCTTGATGCTGACGATCATCCTCAATATTTGAACGATGCGCGGCATTCGACTGTTATCCATACTTCGAGTCTTTTGGCGAAGGGGGTTCAGCCGTTTAACTCGAATATCAGGTTTTCTCCAGATTCGACGTATCCGACTTCTAGGGTTTCATGGACTTCTGGAACGATCAAGTTTGCGGATGGATCGACTCAATCGATTAATGCGGGATCGACTTCTGATTTGTCATTGAATACGACTTACTATATTTATTTCACGGTTGGCTCTGCGGATTTGAGCTACACTTCGACTTATTCGAATGCGATTGGGGACGATAAGGGCCTTCTCGCGGTTGTGGGGAGAGGCTCTGATTCGGAGCAAGAAGTATTCATTCAACCATTCTATTCGAAGGGGATGAATATTCAAGCCGATATGATTGCTGCAAATGCCATTCTTTCGAATCATATTAAGTCCGGTGCGATTAATACTGATAAGCTCGATTCCGGTGCGGTTACGGCTGATAAGATTGCTGCTGGAGCGGTTACGGCAGATAAGATTACTTCTGGAGCAATCACTACGGATAAGCTCGATGCCGGGGCGGTGACTGCTGAGAAGCTTTCGGTTGATTCGGTTACTGCTGATAAGATTGTGGCGAATTCTATTACTACTGAGAAGATCAATGGATTGGCGGTGACAACCGATAAGATTGCGGATGATGCGATTACTTCTGATAAGGTTGCCACGGGCGCGATTACGGCAAGTGCTTTAGCGAAGGGAGTTCAGCCATTCAATTCAAATATTAAGTTTTCTCCGAGCGATCCACCGACGGATGTAGAATGGACTTCCGGAACGATTAAATTTGCGGATGGATCGACTCAGACGATCTATGCGGGGAGTTCGAGCGGCGATCTTTCAGCGGGAACGACTTACTTTGTATATTTTGTTGTTGGAGATAACTATTTACATTACACTTCGAATTATGCGACGGCTATCGGGCCAGATCGGGGGATTTTAGCGATTGTTTTGGGATCAAATACGGAAGTGGCGATTCAACCATTCTACTCGAAGGGTCTTAATATTCAAGCTGATGTGATTGCTGCAAATTCTATTCTTTCAAATCATATTGCATCAGGGGCGGTTTCTGCTGATAAGATTGCTGCTGGAGCGATTTCCGCAGACAAAATTGCGGCTGGAGCCGTGACTACCTCTAAGCTTGATCTCGATAGGACGACTTCTGATCCGAGCGGAGATGGCGGGGAGCTTTGGTGGCGGAGCGATCTTAATCAGTTGCGATTTAGGACGGACTCAGATACGGTTGAGTATATTCCAAAGTTCCCGGTTGATACGTCGGATAAGAGTGTCGGGATGACTCGGTCGCAATCTTTCAGTTGGACTTCGACTTATATAGTCTATGCTGATGATTATACTAGTTACAGTTGGACGATTTCTTCGGTTTCATATTTGCGCGTGATCTCAGGGTTTGTTGGTTTCAGTCTTGCGTCGGCTAATGATGCGACTGATGCTCCGGCTGAGCTACTTGTGATTTGGCATGATGGATCGAATTCTAGAACGGTGGCTAGGACTGTTATTAGGGATTGGATTTCAACAGGCGAGTGGGTTGGGCTGACTTTTACGGACTTTCTTAGTTCGGGTAATCAGGGATCGATTCAAGCGAAGATTGTGAATCTCGATGTCAATAACGATATTCAAGTTCAATTTGCTTGCGATGTTAAAGAGATTCGTCAACATTATCATCAGGTTAGCTGAGGTGGTTTTATGGAGTTGCCTTTAGCAGTTGCATATCGGAGACAGAGGCCGAGTAAGATTATAGTTAAGTCGGCTAGGGTGTATTCTGGGAAGAGGATTGTCCATGATCTTCCGGAGATTGGTGATCGATCCGAGTTTTCAAATTCTAGGAAGCTGTCGCTTAAATCGATTGAGCTTGATCTTGATCGGGCTGTGGCTAGGATTCAAGACTCGGATGATATTGATGTGGTTGAGCTTCAGCTAGAGGTAACGTATCCGGATGGAACGGTTAAGAGGCCGACGATGGTTTTCGAGAAGGTAAAAGAGGATGTGGAAACAATTTAAAAGTGCTGTGGGTAAATAGAGGTTGGTTGAAATGTCATTTGTCGATAAGCTTAAGAGTGTGGTTGGAGTCAAAAAGGCTAATGGAAGTAATCGGGCTGCGGAGTATTTCCGACCGACGGGGCCGGATTTCTTGACGCGCGGGGTCTCGGATATAGCTAAGATGCCGACGATTCCGTTTATGGGCTTCCGCTTCTGTTATGATCTCTATCAGTATTCCGATCTTCTCAGGACGATTGTCCGGTCGATTACGCATGAGACGTTTAGGAATGGATTGGCGATTTCTAAGAAGTTCGCGGTTAAATGCACGATTTGTGGCGCAGAGTATTCGACGGTGGTGGATCATTGCGAGGTCTGTGGCTCTAAGAAGCTGCGGGAGCCGAATATCAAAGAGTATCAATACTTGAAGGATTGGGTTAAGGATGTCAATTTTAACGATCAGTCTCTTCTCGATGTGCTGCGGGATGTCGATACGGATGTGAACATTATTGACAATGCGTTTATCGCGGTGGTGAAACAGTATTTCTACGATGAGGATGGTGCGGTTGTCGGTGCGAAGCCGCTTGAGGTTCTTCGAGCATCTCCGGAGCGAATTCACTTTGTTATGGATCGGGATGGTCGGTTCGGTCGGAGCGATGACGGTAGGGTTGTCTTGTTCTGTCTCGAACACCGGGACAAGTATAAGCTTGTGGAAGAGGATAAGGCGGAAGATGCGCGGTGCGATGTCTGCGGAAAGAAGCTTTATCCGGCTTATTATAGGGTTTTGAAGAGTAGCGGTGGCAAGTATCTCTATTATACGAATGGGGAGATTCTTCATTTCAAGAAGTTTACTTCGGGGATTGGCTATGGGTTGCCGCCTGTTTTCTCTGTCTGGCAGAAGGTTATGATTTTGATGAAACAGGATTACTTCATTCTTACGGCTTATCATCTTGAGAGGCCACCGAAGGGATTGCTGATCCTGAAGGGGAATAGAGAGTCGATTGATAAGGCTTGGAGACGGCTTCAGGAAGAGTCTCGGATCAATCCGCACATGATCTATCCGCTTATTATTGAGGGCGGTAAGGATGTTCGAAATGTGGTTGAGTGGCTTGACTTGACTCTCCGATCTACCGATATTGATTTTATTCAATTCCGTGAGGAGATGAGGCGGACGATCGGTGCGCTTTGGGGAGTCATGCCGATCTTTACGGGCGATACTTCGAGCGGCTTCGGTCTGGCGAATGAAGGTCTCCAGATTTTGGTTACGAATCGGGCGGTTGAGATCGAGCAAGAAATCTATAATAAGAAGGTTTTGCCGTGGCTTATGGATCAGCTAGGAATTCAAGATTGGACGATTGAGCTTATTCCGAATGAGGGCCGTGATATTGTGGCGAAGCTTCAGAGGGAGCAATTGCGGATTCAAAATGCGGCTGCTATGGCTCAATTGGGCTACAAGCCGAGGGCGGTTATCGGTGAGGACGGTCTTGACTTTGACTTTATCGATGAGACGGGGGCGGAGATTCCGAACAAGCTTGTCTCGATTCGCAATAGGCCGATCTCTATGAGGCGGTTCCAGAGATTTGAGGGCGAGCCGATTCATCAGAGGCCGTCATCTGAGAATCAGCGGTTTGAAGGTGAGGAGACGGGGATTAGGCAGCCGAAGAGTCAGGTTGTCGGGACGATTGGAGAGGGCGGTGCGATAGAGTATCAGCCGGAGATTCAATCTGGAGAGGCTTCCGATCTCGATGTTGCGGATTTTAAGAAAGAGGACTTGTTGTGGGTTACATATACGGATGATGAGGATTTCGATGTTATTAAGGCGAATTGGTCGAAGGCGGTTCGGCATTATGGCGATGCGAGATATGCGGCTTTGGATCAGGCCGAGTTTTGGAAGCGGTATTCGGGGCTTTCTCAGCGTCAGGCGCAGAAGATCAATGGCATCATCTTGAAGGCGGTTCTTCAGAAGAATTACAATCGAGAGGCTATTGTGAATGAGCTTGTCTCTAAGACTAGTGTTGATAAGGATCAGGCCGATCTTATTGTTCGGACGGAGTTGGCGAATATTGCGCAGAAGGCTCGGGAGATTGCCTACAAAGATAAGACGTATGTGACTAAGTTTCGGTGGGATACGGCTCGGGATCAGAGGGTCTGTGAGAAGTGTAGGAAGCTGGCGGAGATGACTAAGGGCGGTGTGACTCTTGATGAGTTGAAGCGGCTGATTAAAGAGGTTGGCGGTGATTCGGCTCGGGAGTGGCTTGTGCATCCGGGCGATCGCTGCCGCTTTATCAGGGTCTATGGAAAGAAGCGGTATTGGGAGAAGGGGAAGGCGGAGAAACAGATTGTTCCGAGTGAGAGGCGAGTCTATATTACTGATCCTAGCAAAGTTCCGAAGGGAGTGAAAGTTTTTCGCGGGCCGAAGGGCGGCTTCTATGTGGATCGGGAAGAGTTGAATGAGAAACGAGTAGCTGAGGCGAAGGTCTCGGAGCAATGCCGGACTTGTAAGTATTATTCTGGCGGCTTGAGTTGCGGTGTGTTCTATAAGGGGATTCCGAAGGTATTTAGAGAGGGAGAATTGAAGTGTCCGTATCGAAAGCCGAGAGAGGGGGAGTCCGAGTAATGTCGGTTTTGATTCTTCCGGATGAAGCTGTTAAGACGATTGAGAAGCAAGATGTCCCGCCAGAGTATCGTATCTATATTTCTCATGTCGATGCGAGTATGCTTCCGAAGGGGATTAAGGTTTATCGGGGGCCTAAAGGCGGTCTCTATGTGGATAGACGGGAGATCATTGCGAATCGGCTTGATCCGGATTTGTTGGAGAATTTTCCGCCACCGGAAGAGGAGGGCGAAGAGGGCGGAGATGGCAAGCCACCGAAGAGCGATTTTCCGGAGTGGTTTCCGGATTGGCTTTATGAAGAGGCTACTGCGGAAGAGCTTGAGAGGTATCGTGATTGGATTACTTCCGGTGTGGTTGGGCCGGATGATATTGTTAAGATTCCGGATAAGGTTTATCATGCGACTCCCCATGCGGATGCGATTATGAAAGAGGGGTTCAAGACGGCTAAAGAGCTTGGTGTTTCGGGCTTTGGCGGTCATGGGAGCTATGTATCTTTCACTACTTTGGAGAATGCTCGGATTTATCAGGAGAATATGAGGATGGCTTGTCGGATTTTGAATGGTGCGGCTAAGCTTGCGGATTTGCGGGATTGGGTTAAGAAGATGCTCGGGACGGATGGGCCGTTTGCAGGGTCTTTCGAGATGACGATGCATCAGTATCTTATAAGTCATCCGGATGAGCGGGGGAAGGCCGAGCGAGAGGGTATGGATTACGGGCCGTTTAATGCTCCGAGTTTTATTTGGGAAGTGTTTAAGCATTTGTTTGCTTTTGCTCCTAATGACGGGAAGATTGTTCTCTTTGTCGGAGAGCCGAATCTGGCGGGGGTTAAGCCAGAGGATATTAAGATTGTTGAGGCTCGGCCTTCTCCGAAGCTTCGTTTCAGGCCGGAGATCAATCTCTATGATGAGGATATGTCGGATCGATATACTTACAACAAGTATGAGAAAGAGTGGCGAGTCTGGAGCGGGAAGAATGTTTCTCCGGTTCGGATTGTCGGTGAGGAGAAGGGCGTGGCTAAACAGTCTGAGGTTCCAGAGGAGTTTAGGGTTTATCTTTCGGGGCTTGATCCGGAGAAGTTGCCGAAGGGCTTGACGGTTTATCAGGGGCCTAGAGGCGGGAAGTTTATTGATCGGAGAGAGCTAGAGGAGCGTGGGATTACAGAAGAGGATTTGAAGCCGGATAAGCCGCTAGAGATTAATTATCTAGAGATTCCGGATAAGTTTATCAATAACTTTGGTGATAAGATTTCGATTTTCAGGTCGGCTGAGACGCTTTATGGTCATAGCGAAGAGTTTTTGGCGCGGATTTTCGGTGAGAAGGCGGCTAAGGTTATTTCGGCTTCGCTGCGGGCTTGTCGGGATTGGTGTAGCGGTGAAACTGAAGGTATTGCTGCGGTTACTTTGGATAATGTGTTGAAAGAGCTTCGCGGTAATCATAGATTGGCGCGTCCGAAGCGATTTGCTCAGGGAAAGCTGAAAACTGCGACGCGGGAAGATTTCATTACACTTGTTAAGCATAAGGCAATCTCTGAGGAGATTTTCAGAGAGTTTTATGGTGAGTCTGATTATCTCTATCGAGGGGTTGGTGGCTTCGGAGCCGATCAGATTGCGCTTTGTATGGCGACGGGGCTTAAGCCGAAGTTGTTTGGTGTTGCGATGAGTTTTACTGATGATCCGAAGGTTGCTCGGCATTTTGGTGTTGCGATTAGGGCTAAGATTAACTATAAGCAAGTTGTAGCGGGCTGGTGGTTTATGCATCAGCCGTGGAATGAGATAGAGCGGGAGATTGTTGTTGAAATTCCCGAAGGCGGGCTTGAGGTCGAGCCGTTTGAGAGTAAGGGTATTTGGAATTATTCGTGGGCTAAGATGATTGGTCAGGCGGTTAAGAAGATTAAGGCGGGGCGGGCTGAAGATATTAGTGCGACCGATGTGATTTTGACATGGAGCAAGTTTCTTGATTGGTATGGTGCAGATGCGATTGTTCCGCAGAATGTTAGTCAGACGTTGAGGCGGCTGGCTGAGGAGCAACCGGATTATTTTGTTACTCTTATAGACGGGCTTTTCAATGTCAATAAGCTGTTTTATGATTCGGAGCTTTCTGATCTTTCTTTTATGTATGATGCTGATGAGTATAAGAGATTTGCAGAGAAGATTCGGAAGATTGCGGTTTATTCTGCGATTTCGATCCAAGATTTTGAGAAGAGGGAGAAGGTTATAGCTGCGGTAGATCAGGTTCTCAAGAAGTGGAATTTACCTACGTTTAAAGGTGATGAAGAATGAGTGATGAATACGGTGCGGTGCTTACCGAGGATGTTCTCTTCGGTGGAAGCTGGCTTCATAAGAGGCGGGAGCGTCTAAAGAAGGCGAAGATTGTTTGGGATGAGGATTTAGAGAAGATGGGTCTCGGCAGAGCTAAGCCTGAGCCGAAGCCGGGGAATAATGAGGGGCCGGGCGGCTTCTGTGTTTGTATGAGTTGTGGCTATCGAGTGGCGAAGCGAGCCGGGATTCCATGCACCGATCTTGTCTGTCCGAGATGCGGGGATCGGTTGGTGCGTGAGGGAGTTTTGATGGGTAAAAGTTAAATAAGTGTGAACGCTAGCTAGTGGTGGTGATTCTTTGAATCTTTCGGAGCTTGTTGAACGTTTGCAGTCGAATCCGAAGGTAGCGGATGTTTCTCTGATAGAGGAGCATGGGCCATACAAGTTTTATAGGCTTAGGATTAGGGAGCAAGATGATTTTATTCGAGAGGTGGCGATTTGTATATATGTTGAGAATGAAGGGACAGATCAGGAAGCTGCCTATTTCAAAGATTCTAGGCCGAGCTTGGAGACGGCTTCTGACCCTTTAGAGGATCAAGTCAAGTCGGTTGCCGCGTCGCTGTTTCTTGTTCCAGAGTCTATTAATGTTATCAGGGCGGGGAAATATGCGGTTGTTCGAGGTTTTGTAGATAATGGCGATGGCACGGTCTCTAGGAAGTCTTATCTTTTGTATCTCGATTCGGATGGGAAGATTGCTTCTAGAGAAATTGTGTGATGGTCGATTGAATGGCGTGGCTAAGCGGCTGGCAATATCGGAAGTCTCATTCTATTAATGGCTCTACTGCGGGGGCGGTTAGTGATTATCAGGTGCGGATTGTTGTTCATAGATCGTCGGGGACGGATGACGATGAGAATGTCTATGTCGGGACGAAGTGTAGGACTGACTTTGGAGACATAAGATTTACAGCTTCGGATGGTGAGACGCTTCTCGATTATTGGTTGAAGGAATACGATGGTTCTACTGCCACGTTTTGGGTTGAGATTCCGAATATCCCGGCTAGTCCAGACTCAACCACGATTTATATCTACTATGGGAAGAGCGATGCTACTACTACTAGCAATGGGTTCAATACGTTTCTTGTTTTTGACGATTTTGAAGATGGATCATGGAGCGATCGCTGGACTGAAGATGTTGCTAATGGCTCGGTTTCCGAGACGGATGGCTATTTGCAGATTCAAACCGAGGATGGTTCTAGGGATTATGAAGAGGTTGTAAGGTCTCTCGATACATTTGCGGGACAAGAAGTTGAGGTTTTGGCTGAAGCTGTGATTACGCAGCATTGGGATAGGGGTAACTATTTGTCATTGCAAATTAAACTTGTAGATGAGACTAGTTGGTTAAGTGGGACTCCTATTGATGCTGACACAAATCAGATTCAAGCTTATGAGATGTATCAGGGTTCTGGTGCATATACGCGGATAACGGGTTTTCTGCTCAATAAGAATAATCTACATGAGATTACGATGAGGGCTACTGATGGCAGTCTCTATGTGGATTTCTATGATACGGTTACTGATGTTCATAGACAAGTGACTCACACATATTCGCAGGGATGGACGTGGGATTCTAATAGCGATTATGCTATTCGCCTATTCAATAATCATTGGGGGACGGGTAGCGGTGGCGACGGCTACGAGACGGATCGCTGGTATTGGGTAGCGGTGCGGAAGTATGCTGATCCAGAGCCTTCGCACGGTAGTTGGGGGTCGGAAGAGGTTGCTGTGACATATTTAACGCTTTCAGATGTTTTGGGCTTGTCGGATTCTAGGCAGTCGCTTTCGTCTCTTTCTAAGGTAGATGTTTTGGGGATGCTTGATGCTAGGCGGTTGTATATGTCTGCTATGAAGGTGGATGCTTTAGGCTTAGACGATATGAGATTCTTTTTCTCTTCTGTTGTGTGGTCGAATTTGCTTGCTCTGTCGGATTCTCAATCTTTAGGCGGGTCGGTTGTTCGGAGCGATTCGGTTGCGGTTTCTGATTCGATTCGGAGTTTGGCGGCTAAGTTGCAGTTTGAGTGTGTTGGTCTTTCTGATTCGTTTGAGTCAGTTTTGTCGATTGTTCGAGCTTTGGTTGAGAGTATCGGTGTTTCTGATTCGGTTTTGTCGAGTTTGGCGATTATTCGGCTTTTGAGTGATGCTGTCGGTGTTTCTGATTCTTCGTTGGTTTTGTCAGGTAAGCCTCTGGCTGAGGAGATTGGTCTTTCGGATTCGGTTTCGTCTATCTTGTCGTTTGTTCGGGCTTTGCTTGAGAAGGTCGGTCTTTCGGATTCTCCGTCGGCTTCGGTGGGTAGGGGCTTTGAGGAGTGTCTTGGTGTTTCGGATACGGTTTCATCTATCTTATCGTTTGTCAGGACGTTTGCTGAGAGCGTCGGTGTTTCTGATTTCTCTTCGGTGTCGCTGTCTAGGCTTTTCGGGGAGAGTATTGGGCTTTCGGATGTTGTTCCGGTTTTGGCAGCGAAGGCTTTGGTTGATGGTGTTGGACTTGCTGATTCTTTCAGGTCGGTTTTTGAGGCTTTCAGGTTTTTGAGTGAGAGTATCGGTGTGTCTGATACGTCTTTGGCTTTGGCGGAGAAGTCTTTGTGGGAGAATATTGGGGTTGTTGATTCGTTTGGATCGGTTTCTTCGATCTTTAGGCGTTTTGTCGAGTCTGTTGGTGTTTCGGATGTTTCGTCGGTTTTGGCGGATAAGTTTCTGAGCGATGAGGTTGATGTGTCGGATTCGATTTTCTTGGATTTGGCGGTTTTTAGGGCTGAGTTTGTTGGGTTGTCGGATTCGTTTGGCTCGGTGCTGTCGATTATTCGGGCTTTTTCGGAGAGTGTTGGGATTGCGGATTCGACCTTCTCTGCGTCATCAAAGTTGTTGGATGAGAATATCGATCTCTCCGACTCTATTTCGGCGATTTTCACATATCTTCAGACTTTGTTAGAGTCTATTGGAGTGTCGGATAGTGTTCTGAAGAAGGCTGGAGAGAGCTTGTTTGACTCGATTGGAGCTTTAGATGGGCTTGTTTCATTTTCATCGATTTTTCTGTCTGATAGGCTAGGTGCTATGGATTATTTTGCGAAGTTTTTGTCTCGGTCTCTGGTTGATCGGGTTGATGCTTCGGATGCTGTTTCGAAGATTGCGGAGATGCGGCGGTTGGAGTTTGTCGCGGTGTCGGATTCTCTGAGTTGGATTTGGGATGCGGTGAGGGTCTTTGTCGATTCGGTCGGCTTGCTGGACGGTGTGTCTAGGGGCGGCTCGGTCTTTCTGTCTGATTCTGTCGGATTGTTGGATGCCTATTCGAGGATTGTGAATAGGGTTGCGTCGCTTCTGGAGCTTCTAGGTATTGCTGATTCTATTGCGAAGAGTTCGGTATCGATTCTTTCCGATTATATCGATTTAATCGATTTAGAGATTCGGGATGCGGATAAGAGGATTTATGATTCTGTTTCTATGGCGGATTCTTTTGGGAGTGTTGTTTCTCTGGTTAGGGAGTTTGTTGAGTCTGTTGGGCTGGTTGATATTTCTGTTAGGGGTTGTGTGGCTTCTCTGGTGGATTATATCGGTGTGTCGGATTCTAGGCGGCTTTCTGCGGGGAGTGTTCTGTCTGATTCGATTGGTCTTAGCGATGTGTCTTTCAGCGGATTGTCGCGGGTTTTGGCGGAGCTTCTTGCTGCGTCTGACTCGATCTTGAAGGCGGGGCTTGTGTCTCGGTGGGATTCGATTGGTGTTTCGGATGTGTTGTCTCGCGGTGCTGCGGCTACTTGGAGCGATATTATCGGCCTTCTCGATTCGGCTACTCCGCTTCATATTGTTGCGGTGATGGTTACTGCTGCGGTGCGGCTTCTCGGTGCGGTCGGTGAGGTTGTAGCGTATTCGCTTGGATTGGTTGAGCTTGAGGGGGCTTCGAGCGGTGTCGATATTGAGGGGGCTTCGACGGATGTTGAGCTTGAGGGGGCTTCGGTTTCTGTCAGGCTCTTCGGCGAATAAAGGTAATATTTAAATTTGGCGGTGTCATTAGCTTAATGGTGTTTCCATGGAGATAAGCGAAAAAGATTTGAAGGCGGGGCTTGCAAAGGTCGGTATAAATGTGCTAGAAGTGATTGATAAGGCGCGTCAATTGGGCGTTAGCTATGCTCAGTTGATCTCTCTGATTGAGAATGGTGGTGGAAATATGAGTGGTGGAGAGAAAGAGCCGATGCATATCTATGATAGGCTGACTATTAAGAAGCTTAATGCGAATGGAGAGGTTGTTGAAGAGCGGGATAGCGGCTGGTCTAAGAATGGGATTACTAATGCTGGCTTTGCAGAGGTTGCGGGCTTGCTTCTTGCGGATGTCGGTGGATCGGCTTTTGATTATGTTGCTATCGGGACGGGGACTACTGCGTTTTCGGCTTCCGATACGGCTCTGGAGACGGAGATTAAGCGGAAGGCTGGAACGGGGTCTAGAGTTACTACTACGGTAACAAATGATACGGCTCAGCTTCAGGCGACGTTTTCTTCGAGTGACGGTCTTACCGGGTCTAGTGCGGTGACGGAGAGTGGTGTTCTTAACGCTTCGAGCGATGGAACGCTTCTCTGTCGGCAGACGTTTTCAGCTTTGAATCTTAATTGGGATAGCGGTGACTCTCTTCAGGTGACGTGGAAGATTCAAATTAAGCAGGGATCGTAAGCGGCTGATTGAGGGCTTCAGTTATGCCGAGTATTACGATTGTGCAGAATGATACTAGGCCGAGTATTCTGGCGACTCTAGTGAATGCTGCCGATCTTACGGGGGCCTCTGCGGTTTTCACGATGGTTGATTCTTCGGGGAATAAGAAGGTTGATCGGGCTGTCTGTGTGGTGCTGCCTTCGACTAGTCAGGTTCGTTATGATTGGCAGTCGGGCGATACGGATACTGCCGGGGTTTATTACGGCGAGTTTGAAGTGACGTATTCTGATGGGAAGGTTCAGACGTTTCCAGCGAAGGATAGAGATTTCAAGATTGTGATTCGGCCTCAGTTTGGCTAGACGAAAGATATATATTTAGCTCTGTGTAATGATTTGGGGGAGTTGTTTATGAGCGGTAAGCCACGTCAGATTGAAATTAAGGATGAAGATAAGAGGCTTGTTAGTGGTTGGGCTTCTGTTAGCGTTTTGGATAAAGAGGGTGATATTGTTCCGGTTTCAGAGTTGAAGCGGTCGATGTTGACGTTGATGGATCGGGGCGGTCATATCATCTATGGTCATTCTAACAAGCCCGTCGGTAAGATTTTGCAATGGGAAGTGAAAGAGCATCCGGATACGAAGGCTCTCGGTATTCATTTCATTGCTAAGATTTTCAGCGATTATCCGGTGGATGATATTGTTTGGGAGAAGATTAAGAAGGGTGAGCTTACGGGCTTTTCTATCGGTGCGACTGCGCGTGAGGAGAAGAAAGTCCTTAAGGACGATTCGACGGGGCTGCCTAAAGAGGTCGGTATTCTCCGTGATCTTTCTCTTATGGAAGTGAGTGTTGTTGAGGAGCCAGCGAATCCTCTAGCTCTTGTCGATGAAGTGAATTATGTTGCGAAGGGGGATGCCGCTATGAATGAGCTTGAGAGTGAGGCTGAGAAGATTCCGGAGAAGCGGGCTGAAGAGCTTGAAGATGCTTCGACTCCGGATGATTTCGAGAAAGCGGTTGAGCTTCTCGATGTGCATAAGGATCGGTCGAAGTGGATTAATCCCGATGGAACGTTTAAGAATGGCTTTGAGGGCTGTGTCGAGTGGGCTATGGCTCCGAAGAGTGAGGGCGGCTATGGTCTTGACTCTGAGGAGCGGGCTAGGGCTTTGTGCGCCTATATCGGTCGGAAGGCTGGAAAGATTAAGGGCTATGTCGATGAGTCTGAGGTTGAAGAGGCTTTGAAAGAGCTTGAGGTTCATAAGGATCGGTCGCGGTGGATCAATCCGGACGGCTCGTTTAAGGGCGGATTCGAGGGCTGTGTTAGATGGGCTATGGCTTCTCCGAAGGTTGGCGGTAAGGGCCTCTCTGAGGAGAGGGCGAGGAAGCTCTGTGCGTATATTGGTCGGAAGGCCGGGAAGATTCCGGGCGATAAGGGTTCTGAGGCAGAGTCGATTTCGAGTGAGGTTCGGAAGCTGGCGAGCGATGTGAGGAAACAATTTGAAAAGACTGCTAATTATGTCAAGTTTTTGAAGTCGCGGATCGATCTTAAGAAGGCTCTTAGGGATGTTCGAAAGCCCTTCGGTAAGTGGCAGAGTTTTGATGATTGTGTTAGGGATATGAAGTCTCAGGGCTATAACGATGAGTCTGCTAAGCGTATCTGTGGTTCTCTTCAAGCGAAGCTCGGTGAAAGTGAGTAAATGGAAAGATTTATATGGTGGGATGCTTACAGTAAGGTAATATTTTTAAGGCTGCGGTGCGATATATGGAGTGTGATGCTTTATGAAGGATGTTAGGAAGCAAGATGAAGAGGCTCCAGCGGAAGAGGCCGAGGCTCCGGCTGAGGAAGAGTCTGAGGCTCCCGCTGAGGGCGGTGGGATTGAGGAGAAGATCGATACGATATTTAAGGCTCTCGCTGACCTTCAGGATGCTGTTAAGGATTTGGCTACTGCGATTTCTGCGGGGAATGAGGCTCAGCGCGGTCTTGCCGAGACTCTTAATGCGGTTAAGAGTTGGATTGAGAAGCAAGTTGATGTTGGTGTTGAGGCTGCGGCTGAGGCTAATCAGGAAGCCGACGATACGGCTAAGCTAGCTGAGGATGAGCCTGAAGCTGTTGGCGAAGAGGTAAATGTTGAGGATACTTCGGACGTGGCTGAAGCTCCCTATGAGAAGGGGAAGCCGGGGAAGCCTGCGCCTAGAGTTGTGGATGTTAAGAAGGATGCTGAGGCTGTTGGGCAGACTCCGAAAGAGAATGAGGTTATTAAGAAGATTCTGGCGGGCGAGCTTAAGCCGGGCGAAGTATTGAAGTATGTTAAGTTTTGAGGTGAGTTGAGATGGATGCGAGATTCATAACGGCTGAAGATATAGAAATGTTCTACACCGGGGCTACTCAGCACCCGTTTGTTCTCCATGGCGATCTGCTAGAGATTATGAAATCGACGGGGACGATTTCGACTTCGACTAGCGGCATTCTTAACAAGATTTACGGCTCTCTAGTGTGGGCGCAGCTTAATCAGGAAGCAAATGCTTTCGGCATGCTGCCTAAGACCACTTGGGTCAGGTCGGGATGGCGTGTTAAGAAGGCTATGGGAACGTCCACCGATACGGATATTGCGATTACCGAGACGGGGACGCTTCCGAGCGCGGTGTATCCCGATATTGATATGGTGTATGCGACTCCGAAGATTCAGACCGAAGTGTTCGACGTTACCGACGTGGTTGAGGCTCTGTCAAGTGTGAGTGCGGACGATATTTGGGGCGCGGCTCATCAGGTCAGGGCCGAGGTCGGAACGGAGTTCGTCAAGCTGATTAACAAGCAGCTTTTGCACAAAGTTGCCGAGGCGAAGTCTAGCAGGGCCAACACTTTGACTTCGCTTGACAGGATTATCTCTAAGGCTGGTGAACAGGGCTTTACGGCTGGTTGGGAAGATGTCTATGGGATTGACCGATCGGATTCTGCGAATTCATGGGCGAATGCTTATGTGAACGATTCCACTTCTAACAGAGACCTTACTGATGATCTGATTAGGACGCTTCTCCAGAATACTCGGAGCCGTGGTGCGAATACGAATGTGCTGCTAACCGGATATGATACTTATGCCACGATGCTCGGCCTCTATATGACGTTTGTGCGTTACAGCCCGATGAGCGAGACGAAGGCTCAGTTCGGTGTTAACGGCATTCAAACGGCTGCGGGGCTTGAGGCCGGAGTTCAGGTGGCTTCTCTCTATGGAATTCCGGTTGTGCAGTCTGTTGATTGTCCGGCGGACGGCATATCTAGGATTTATGCGATTGATTGCAGCGATCCCGAGGGCTATGGGTTCCCACGGATGAGCATATCAGTTCTGAGGCCCGTGGAATACTTTGAGAGTCGGGACTACGTCCTTCTCAACAAGTTCGTGGTGAGGGGCGTTTACAGATTCGTCGGTGAGGTTACGGCTAGGTTCCTCTATGGTCAGGGTAAGCTGAGAGACCTTCAGTAAGCGTATGGCGATCGGTGTTGTGGTGGTGACTTCAAATGGCGGCTACGGTTTCATCTGTGTTTCGCAGTTACGGTGTGCGGAGTGGATCGTTTCTAGAGTTGATCTCTAAGACGATTCCGAAGCTAGGGGTTGTGACGATTTCGTTTGGTGCTAGCGATACATATTCGACGGGGGGAATCGCGGTTAGCTCTGCGATTCTCTCTGCCTTAAACTTTGACAGTATTATTGCAGCGGTTCCTATGGATCATACGGTTTCAGGCTATCAGCCGCATTACGATGCTGCGAATGGGAAGATTCAATTCTTCGGAACGGGGTCGAGTGCTGGCGCGTTGGGAGAGATGTCTAACGGTTCTACTGCGATTCAATCGAAGTCTGTTAAGCTTTTGGTCTTTGGCGAGTGATGGTGAATGGCGAATTACAATGTGACGGTGAAAGTGATTCGCGGTTCTACTGAGGATATTGATACGGCGATTGCTAACTATATCAATTCGATCGATGACTCTAAGACGATTCGGGCGATCGCGGTTACGCATTATGGGAACGATAGGGTTATCGCGGTGATTGTTCACGATGCTTAAGTGATTTGGGCGGTGTTGTCGGGAGAAGGCCGAGAAGGATTCATAATCTCTAAGGTGATAGGCGATGACGGGGATCGAGACGGTTGTTGGCGATTTCATCTCTCAGTATGGGTTTCCGGTCTTTGTCGCGGTTTATCTATTGATTGTGTTCGGTAAGAAGATTGATGCGAATACGAAGTCGAATGATCGGTTGCATGAGGATATTAATCAGGTTATAAAGCTTATGAGTGAGCAAATGATTGAGATTCGGAAGGCGATGGCTCAGACGGATGCTTCTCTGAGGCAGACAGAGAGGGTTATCGACCGGATCAAGTCATAGAAAACATTTTTAAGTCTCAGGTGGTTTCTGTCTCGGTTGTAGAAGGTGGCGAATATGGATGAGGAGAATCAGGCGGTTGTCTTGATCCCGTCGGATTTGGCGGGGAAGCCCGTATCAGCGGGGCTGGCTAGGACGTTTCTCTCGGATGTCGATTTGAAGGTATATACTCTTACGAATGACGTGATTACGGATTATAGCAGTCCGAGGGCCGAGCAAATTTTCAGAGAGATGCGGGAGATGGTCGATGAGATTGTTAAGAAGTCGAAGGACGATGCGACGTTTTATCTGATGTGCAGCGGCTCGGTGATTAATGCGGTGCTTGTGTTGCAGCGGCTTCTTCAGCATGTCGATGAGACTAGGGTTAAGCTTCTTGTCTGGGAGAGGACGAATCGGAGATATGAGATTTACTCGGTGTCAGGGGAACAAGTCTTTGATGCGCTGGCTAAGGGCGACTAGGATTGATCTTTGCCGATCTCAGTATTCGCGGTGCGAAGAGGGCGGTTATTCGTGGCGATCACGGGACTTACGTTACGGATGAGGAGTTTTGTAGCTGTCCTTCAGGTGTGTTTCGGGGGACTTGTAAACATAGAGTCGAGGTTTTGAAGATGCCGTTGAAGGTTTCGGAGTTGAAGGATAAGGTTCGGACGTTTCCTTCGAGCCTAGAAGGGTTGAATAAGGCGTTTGGCGGGCCGCTTTATAATGACGATGCGCTAGTGACTTTCTATGGGAAGTATCATATTGGAAAGACGCTTTTGATCTTTCAAGATATGTGCTTCTTGAATACGAATGTTCTTTGGATCGATGCTGAGGGCGGTATGAAGAATATGGCGCAGAAGTGGTTTCCGGTGTTCAAAGAGCGGTTTGGCGATGTGTCGGAGATTTTCCTAGAGACGCGGAAGAGCCTGTCCGATCTTACGGAGTTTGTCGGTTTTCGGACTAGGACTGAGTTTCATTCTAAGGCGAAGGATACGAAGGGGAAGATGGATTTCCAGATTTTGGAGACGTTGAAGGATTCTGAGATTGAGGATGTGATTAAGGCGGAGAAGATCGGTGCGATTGTTCTCGATTCGATTTCGTCTCCGGTTCGGCAAATTATGAGTGACGATCAGCAGAATAATCCGGCTAAGGCGACGGCTCAGTCTTTGATTTTGGGACGGTTGCTTCAGCTTCAGGATAGGTATGGTTTGGCTTTGGTGGTTACGGCTCATGCTTCGGTGAATCCGGCTAATCAGTATGCGACTTCGATGGATGTTCGGATGAGGGGCGGTTTGGTGCTTCATCACTTTTCGAAGCGCGTGATCTATATTGATGCTAGGGAGACGAAAGAGCTTCGGGATTATAGGCGGCTTTGGATTGTTCGGAGTGAGGATGAGCCGCGTTTCTCAGCGGTGGTCGGTGCGAAGGTTTCGGATATTGGGTTTGAGGATTATGACGATGTTGCGACTCTTTTGACGGATGCTGAGGCGAAGTATCTGAAGGTTGATTAGAAGGCGGTATCATGATCCCATGCTCTAGATGTGCTAGGCTGAGATGTGTTCGTGGGAGATATTTTTGTGTTGTGAAAACTCAGGAGTTTACGAAGGTTCGGTATTTCAGGGGTTTTCCGAAGTCTCGGTTTGCGACTTGTCCTCATGCGGTTGCGAGGGGAGATTATGATTAGGCCGTGGGACTTTCCGCGATGGTTTGGATTGTTTCGTCAGAAGTCGGGGCTTAGAGAGTTTGTGGATTATGTTGTCGAGTGTATCAGGCTTAAGAAGGATTGCTATGTTTCTCTCTTTTCGGAGCGGCAGATAGAGGAGAAGCGATACGATGCGATTTTGATTGATATTGATGATGGCTATGAGGCGTTTCAGGCGGCTGATGTTTTGATTCGGGAAGATGGATTCGATCCGGTGTGGTTCTTCTCAGGTCGGGGGTATCACGGCTATATCTTTTTTGAGGAGACGTATATGCCGGATTATTCTCAGAGGGTTAAGCAATGGGCTAGAGAGATCGGGATTATCGAGTTGGTTGATCGGAAGGTTCTCGGGGATGCTATGCGGATGCGGAGAGTTCCCGGGACGTGGAATACGAAGGGAGAGCGGTGGATGATTCCGATTACGAAGGATACGACGATAGATGAGATTGATGAGCTTTCTCGGATTCCGCCTTACGTCTCAATCTTTGGAGAGCCGGAGAGAACGGAGTTTGCGAAGCGGTTGCTCGGTGTTGAGACGAAGAGGCGGAGTGTTTCAAATGTAGATGGCGCGATTGTGGTGGATTCGATTCCACCATGCATTGAGAAGCTGATGGATTATGCTAGGGAGTCTCATCATCTTGACCATGAGGCGCGATTATTGGTGGGAACGTTTTTGCTGCGGACTAGGGGCTTCGATGCGGCTTTGGATTTCTTCCGCTTGATGGAAGATTTTAATGAGGATGTTACGCGGTATCAGTTGGAGTGGCTGATCGATAATGACTACTATCCGCATTCTTGTAAGACGATTTCTGATTTCGGTATGTGTCCGATGCGGTGCGATTTTTATCCGTGGATCGGTAGGTTTCTAAAGGGGGTTGATAAGGATGCTATCCGAAGGCGAAGAGGAGATGCTGTCTGAGAAAGAGATTGAAGATACGATGTGGCATCTTGAGACGTTTGACATGCTTTGCTCTGATTGGATTCCGATTAATAGGGATTCGCTGGAGAAGGATTTGCGGAAGGATGAGTTGCGATATAGGAAGAGGCAGTTTCTCGAAGAGAGGGCTGAGCAATTGACTAAGAAGGCGGTTATGCGATGGACGGGGCTGCCGCCATGCTGCGTTAAAGGTCTCTGTAAGTGGTGATTCGATGTCGAAGATTATGTTCGAGTCTGAGGTTAAGGCTGTTGAGCAAGATATGGGCCGGGGGATGGCGTTTAGCGGTGTTGTAAACGGTGTTCTCTCGGTGATTCCGACGAATCTCGATCCGTATTTCTTTGTTGAGAAGGATATGGAGATTGAGGGCTGTAAGGTTGAGGATTGTGATTTGAAGTCGGTGGACGGTAAGAAGGTCTGGAAGGCCAGCACGTTTAATCCATATCAGGTTGGGAAGATGCGGAGAGTGTTGGAGCGGAAGGGAGTCCGGACGTATGAGGCTGATATTCCGTATGTGCGGAGAGTGTTTACGGATGAGGTTTTCGGTGTGAATTATGATTCGCGAGTTGTGTTTCTCGATACGGAGTATAGCGATGTAGGTGGTTTTGCTAGGCCCGGGAAGTCTGAGATGATTGCTTATACTTGTGCGGCTCCGAATTGGGGGTCGCGGATGGTGACGCGAACGAAGTTTGATACTGATTCGGAGATGGAGCTTGTTGCAGGGCTTCTCGGCTTGTTGAGTCGGGCTGCGAAAACGGTGATTGTCGGCTGGAATGTTTCTTTCGATATTGATGCGCTGCGGGAGCGGGCTAGGACGCTTCATATTCGAGATGGCTGGTTGGATTATTGCTATGGATACGATTTGCGGCAGCCTTACAAGTTTGCGGTGAAGGGGCTTAGCAGTTACAGCTTGGCAGAGGTTGCTAGATTCGAGGGAATTGGCGAAAAGAAGCGGGAGAAGCCGTTTTCAGAGCTTAATGAGAAAGAATTAACGGAGTATAATCGGAACGACGTGGCTCTTTTGATGGAAATCGAGAAGAAATACGGCTTTGTTCAGAATGACATTGCGAGTATGGAAGAGGCCGGGCTTCCGCTTTCTATGAATACGCGCTATCAGTTGGGCGATACGCTTGTGTTGAGGCGGCTGCGTCAATTGGGTTATGTGGCTCCAAACAGTAAGAGAGTTGAGCATAAACAGTATTCGGGCGCATTTGTGAAAGAGCCGATTCCGGGGATTTATCGAAATGTAGCGGTGTTTGATGTTGAGTCGCTTTATCCGAATGTGGTTATTGCGGCTCGGATTGATGTTGACGGTTTTCATGGCGAGGTTGTTCCGCATCTCTTAGAGCGATTTATGGAAGAAAAGAAGCGGGCTGAGAGAGAGGGCGATTCGGTTCGAAGATCGATTTACAAGCTATGGGCGAATAGTATGTATGGGCTGTTTGCATATCCGAAGTATCGGTTTTATGATCCTTCGAAGGCGGAGCTTGTCACTTCTAAGGGTCGGGAGATTATTAAGAAGTTGATGAGTCTTGTGGAAGATATTGGTCTCCAGCCGATCTATGGCGATACGGATTCGGTGTTTGTAGAAGTGTCTGGAAACGGTGAGGGGTTGAAGCGGCTTGAGGAGTATCTCAATACGAATATTGCACCGTTTAGAGTTAAGCTGGACAAATTCTTCTCTAAGCTGATTATCTTTGGAAAAGAGGGTAGCGGTGCTAAGAAGCGTTATGCCGGGATTGATGACTCGGGGAAGCTTAATGTTCGTGGAATCGAGTTGAGGCGGAGTGATTGGTGCGACTTGGCGAAGATTGTGCTGAGGCGGGCGTTGAATATTGTTTTCGAGTCGGATGATCCGGTTGTAGCGGTTAAGTCGATTAGATCGATGTTGAAGGAAGTGAGGCAGAAGTTGTTTTCAGGCGAGTATGATTCGGCTCTTGTGATTACGAAGTCGGTGAGGCGGGAGTATAAGGTTAAGACTCCGCAGGGAGAGGCTTATCAGCAGGCTTTGGAGCGTGGGATTGCGACTGAGGATAGCGCAGAGGTCAGTTACTATATCGGTGCGGGCCGTAAGGTGGTTGCGGTTTCCGATCCGGGAGAGGTTTCGGCTCCGGACTATCGGTGGTATTGGGAGCGGCAAATTCTGCCACCGATTAGGCGGCTGTTGAAGAGTATTGAGAGCCGCAGCATCCAAAGGGTGCTTGTGTAAAACGGAAACATTTTTATGCTGCGGTTGGGATGTAGATGCGAGCCGGGATTTTTTCGGATGCGGGCCTCTAGACGTATGGTCGCCGAGCTTTCCGTATCCCCCGGCTCACCAAAGAAGGTGGTTGATGATGCCTGAAGAGAAGAGTAAGTATGTGTCTGATACTTGGGAAGAGATAATTCAATTTGCTCGGTTTCCGAAGGATGGCGGGAAGCCGAAGAATGTGGCTCTTCTGAGGCATAAGCAAAACGGTCAGATTTTGCTGAGTGCGTCTCAGGGCCAGAATAGGGTTGCGGTGTTGCTTTCGAAGGGAGAGCTAGCGCAGTTGGCGTTTATTCTGATGAGAGAAGCGATGGGTCTCTAGAGAAGGGGGCGGTTTTTTGGTTTCGGACTCAGAGATTGTTGAATGGATGAAGAGTCATCCAAAGTATTCGAAGTATGCGGGGAATCTGAAGCTCGGTAGGATTCTCTATCAGCGGGAGCATGGCGGTGTTGTGCGAGAGGGTCAGAAGGCTGCTGTGCTTAAGACGGTGGCTGAGGCTAAGAAGCTTCCGGCTGGCTCTAGAGTTACGATTCGCGGTATTGTTGCGGATGCGGGCCGTGAGACGCGGTATGAGGGTTGCGCGGTTTGTAGGCGGAAGAATTGTTCGAATCCGAATCATGAGGGCCGCCGGACGTATGTGTTTAGCAGCTATCTTTTTGGTGACGATACGGATATGATGTGGGTTATTTCGATTGATCTGAGGCTTCCGGTCGGCATGGAGTTGGAGCTTACGGGGACGTTGAAAGAGTGGAATGGCGAGAAAGAGCTTTCGATTACTCGGGCCGCGACGACGAACGGGGTTTCTTTGGAGTCTTTGCTCGATGCGGTTCAAGAAATCACGAATACGAAGAACGGTGTGTTGAAGAGGGCGGATGCCGAAGCGATTTGTAATGAGCGCGGTGTGAAGCTGGAAGATTTGAAGGGCTTTGGTCTTGTTGAAGATAATGGATTGGTTTGGTTTAAAGAGGGGGATCAATATGCGTAAGAAAGAGGAGTCTGAGCGTGAGCATGTCGGCTGTCCGTTTAAATATTTTAAAGAGATGGATGCGACTCTGAAAAGGATTGAGAAGTTGTTGAGTGCGCTTGTCTCGCAGACGTATTCGAGAAGCTTTGTGATCCGGCTTCCAGAGGATTGGGATTCGGATTCGACTTCATCTACGATTATCAAGAAGCCGAAGTTGACAGCGGGAGATGATTCATCTTGAAGAGGCGACGGGATTTTCCGAAGTTTGCAGTTGAAGCGGTTTATATGGCTCAGGACGGTGTGTGTGCTAGATGTGGAAGCACGCTGGAGAAGGGTTTTCATAGACACCATAAGGATGGCAATCCGGCTAACAATTCGGTTGACAATCTAGAGTTGTTGTGTCCGGCTTGTCACCGGGCGACGTTTGGAGAGTTGTTGAGGCAGCATGAAGAGCAAGAGAAGCGGGCTTTGGAGCGGTTGAATAGGCTTGTGGATCAGGCGTTTGAAGGGAAGATGGCGGGGAATGTGATTGAGAAGCTGATTGAGGCTATTTCTCTGAGTCTTAGGATTTCGAGGAGAATTGCGAAGCTCGATGAGGGTATCGAGTCTCCGCCAGCGTCGATTATGGCGGCTAGACGGATTGAAGAGGCGAAGGGCTTTGTTTCGGCTTATATTGAGGGCTTTAAGGATGGTGTGAGATCAGTTGTTAAAAGGGGGAATGAGGAGTGTTGAGGCAAAAGGGAAGGAAGTTTAAGCTAAGGATTCCCGGTTTGTGGGGGAGAAGTGAGAAGAGGTTGAAGCGGATACGGATGAGGAATTTGAGAGTGAGGAGAGGCTGGTGAAAATGAATCTTGTTGCCGCAATCTATGAGGACGGTGGGGATAAGGTGTTGAAGATTTCGGAGCCTGATGAGGATGGCTCCGTATATGTGACGATTTCGAAGATGGAGTCTGAAGAGGTTGAGTCAGAGGAGTGTGATATACGCTTCTCTGAGACGGATTTGGTTACGATTGTTGTCGATGCGGGCGATTTGAAGAGGGCTGTGGATTTTCTCTTTGGTCATGCTCCTCAGTTAAATGTTGAGGAGAGGAGTGATGAAGGATGAAGGGAGAGAAGATTGTTGAGGCTGTTGAGACGGTTGAGCATACGAAGCGTGGATCGGTATTTCTGAGATTCGTGATGGGTCTCATACCGATCGTGAATCTCTATTGGATTTGGAAGGTTTCGGAGCTTCTAGCGACGCATGAGAAGTCGATTAGGTTTAGAGATGAGGAGTGAGTGATTCAATGTCTAAGAGATTGTCGGTTGAGGAGAAGAGGCGACGGTTTAAGAGAGAGCTTATCGATAGGGCTAACAAGAGGTTGAAGTCGATTTTCGATAGGACTGAGAAGCGGTGTGTAGATCGAGGGGTCGATTATAAAAAGACGCTTCGAGTGGCAATTCCGCTTCTCTCAGCTTTGAAAGAGTCTTTCAGGATTGCTGGAGTGACTTCTGAGAGTAGCGATGAGTTTCGCGGATTGCTGGAAGAGGCTTTTAATCATTTCAACCGGATTGCGAGGGCTTCGCTGAGTTTTTCGACTTACGGTGCGAAGCGGCAGAGAGAGCTTTTCGGTGATGACTCAGAGGTTATTGTTTTGGCTCTAGATGATGAAGAGAGAAGTGAATCGAAGGATGAGTCAAGAAGGGTTGGCTATGGCGAAGGATATGTTGGTTAGGTGGTGATTAGATGGGAAAAGAGAACGGGGATGAAGCGGTCTCTGAGGAGAAGTCTCTAGAGCAATTGCTCGAAGCGTTTAGAGCCGATCTCTATATTCGGTTGACAGAGATGGAAGCGAGGATTCAAAATTCGATTGATGCAATGTCTGCGTCGATCCAAAGTATGCTTCAGGAAAAGGCTGAGAGGGCTGCGAGTGGACAAGTTACGCTTAATGGCGACTCTGATCCGCTGTCCGAGCTTCGGGGGAGTGATGATCTCGAAGTGACGGATGCGGGCGATAGATGGATTGTCAAGCCGAAGCGGTATCTAGGATCGGCTAGGTTTTCTGAGGTTTCGCGGACGGTGAAGGCTCTAGGTGGACGATACGTCTCGGATGGGAAGAATAGTCGATTCGAGATTAAGAAGTGATCTTAGATGATTGTGGCGGATGCTAATGAGCCAGAGGATTATCGGAAGATGGCGGATCGAGTGGATTCGCTTCCGATAGACTATATCATAGATGGTGAGAGGCGGAGATATGCGATTGAGCGAAAGACGGTTATGGATTTGCTCAGTAGCGTTAGGGATGGTCGGCTTTGGGATCAGTTGGAGTCGCTTGTCTTGTTGAAGCAAGACGGTTATATTCCGATTGTAGTGATCGAGGGGCTTGTTTACAGCTATTTGAAGAGCGGTAAGATGACTCTGGCTCAATGGCTCGGCATCCAATCGGGGATTGCTAGTTTTTCAGTTGCGACGATTATGGTGAGTGGGAAGAAACAGTTGAAGTTTCTTCTCGATATGCTCAGTAAGAAGGCGGGCCAGAAGCGGGAGTATGTGAGGCCGACGATTCGGAAGTCTAAGAAGCGGTCGATTCGCGATGAGAGGGTTGATATGCTCTCTGCGGTGAGTGGTATCGGTATAAAGACGGCAGAAGTGTTGATTGATGCGTTTCAATCTCCGTATGGTGTGTGTTTGAATGCGGAGAAGCTTGATGTGCTTATCGGCTCTAAGGCGGTGCATCTCAAAGAGGTTTTGGGAGTTCCGAGAAGCGATGTTTCAGATTCGAAGCGGGACGATGATCTATCTAGCAGTTCAAGTGTATGATTGTGATGGGCCGATTTTGAGGTTGATGCTTCAGATTGGGTGGTTGCAATGGATCGTATTGATACGCTTAGGGAAAAAGAGAAGCTCTATAAAGAGGTTATGGAGCGGCTAGCGGTTTTGAAGAGGCTGGAGAAGGAATCGGGGATTCCGAATTCGGAGTGTCGCGAGCTGATTTCTCTGGCGGTTGTGATTTTGGAGAAGATTCGGGCTGAGCGTGAGAGGAGAGAGGCGACTCCGGAAGAGTTGAAGGAAGAGGTGTTTCGTGAATGGGAAGAGAAAGTGATAGCGGGGAGCGGCAGTCAAAGTCAGACAAGTTCCGGGAGAAAGTGATTGCGAATCTTCAGTCCTTCGTCTCGGAGCATTTTAAGACTGAGGCGGGGAATCCGATAGTGCTGGCTCCGTATCAGGAAGCGTTTATTCGGGATGTGTTGCAGCGGCAGTTTCCGAAATACATTTTTCTGGCTTCGACTAGGATCGGTAAGACGGAAAGCTCAGCGGTGTTAGCGGCTCTGGTGGCGATTCTTTATGACGGGGAAGAGGTTTGTATTGTGGCTCCGACGTTTAAGCAAGCTGAGAGGATGTTTAAGCGAATTAAGAGCTATTTTCAGTCTAATAAGAGGCTTATGTCGCTTGTGGATACGTCACGGACTTTTCGGAGAGACGAAATATCATTGAAGAATGGGAGTGTGTTGCGGTGTTTGTCGGCTTCGAATCCCGAAAGCTTGTTGGGGTTCGGTGCGACTACTTTGATTGTCGATGAGGCGGGGTCGATCGACGATTCGACGTTTAAGACTAGGATTTTGAGGATGACTGCGAGTTCGGCTGCTAGGGATAGGATGCCGATTTTGGTGTTGTTGGGGACTCCGCACCGAGTTAACCATTTTTATGATGCGTGGCTGAGTGATGATTTTCGGAAGTTTCGGGCGACGTGGCGTGACGGTGTAAAAGCTGGCATTCTTTCTGAGGATGAGGTTGAGTATTATCGGAAGGTTATGACTGAGACGGAGTTTCGGATGTGGTTTGAGGCCGAGTTTACTTCCGGTGAGAGCGGCCTCTTTGATAAGCGGAAGGCGAAAGAGCTTATGATCGGTGCGAAGGCGAAGGGGCCGGAAGATGGTTGGGATTACTATGCGGGGCTTGATGTTGCGCGGTTCGGTTCGGATGAGTCGGCTTTTGTGGTGATTAGGGTTCGAAGCGGTGTTCCAATTGAGGATGCGACGGCTGAGATGGTTTATTATAGCTGTCGGGCGAAGAGGCCGTTGACGGATGTTATCGGTTGGGCTAAGAAGCTGATTGAGAAGTGGAAGCCTAGATATGTTGCGGTCGATGAGTTGGGTCTCGGTAGCGGTGTCTATGACCATTTGAAAGAGGCTTTGGGCGATGTGATCCGTCCGGTGCGGCTGGCGGGACAAGAGAGAGTCGATGTCTATATGTCGCTTCTTGATATGATTGAGAATAGTCGGATTGTGCTTTTGAATGACGATAAGCTTGAGTATCAGTTGGGGAGCTTTTCGGTTGAGTATCAGTCGGATGGTCGGTTGAAGATTGTTAAGAATCCGAGGGTTCGGGATGATGTTGTCGATGCGTTAGCGATGGCTTGCTATATCTTGAAGGTTGAGAAGTCTGGAGAGATTCATATTTTTGAGCCGATCTTGAGAGGGGAGTGGTTATGAGCTATGTGGTGAGGGATTCTAAGACGGGCGAGAAGAGAAGGCGGAAGCGTCCGATTACTGCGATTACTATCTCTCCGGTCTTGTTAGCGGAGCTTGATGAGATTGCTAGAAAGACGGGCCAGACTCGGAGCGCGGTGATCGAGAAGTGCATTCTCTATGGGATTGGTCGGTTGCGGAAAGAGGTTGAGCCACCGAAGGAAGAGGAGCCGCGTGGCGATGAGGGGCCAAGAGATGAGACGGATGAGCAAAGATTTATGCGGAAGATTCTATTCGACTTTAACGATAATTCTCGGTGGGCTTCGGTATGAGTGATTATAAGAAGCGGCTGTCTCAGGCGTTGCGGGAGCTAGAGGCTCAGATCGGTGAGGCTGACGATTCTCAGGATATAGATTCGGTTATGAGGATGCTGGCTAGTAGCTATAAGGTTCGGATTGACGATTTGAAGCGGCTGCGGAAGCGGATTGTTTCGAAGATCGATAGAATAGGGGCGAATACGGTAGGCCAAACGATTCCAAATGTGCGGTTTTCAAAGAAGGCCGAGAGAGAGTTTAAACGGCTATTAGAGGACGGAGATGAGTTTTTACGGTCACAATCAGAGGGATTCTTAGTGTTGAGAAAAGGCAGGAGAAGGCGTAAAACGGCTAAAAGGCGTGATTAAAACGATTTTCGGTTTTCGGTGCTATGGTTTTGGCTTTTGTGGGGCTGTCTGCTAGGGGAGACGCGGCAATCTTTAAAACATGGAAAACAGGTGTGATGCGGATTGATCGACAATTGCTATTGGGAGTATGTTGCGATACGGAGAGAAGCAGAGCAAGACGCGGCATATAGACGGGAGCTAGAGCCGAAGCGACGGAGAATAAGACATGGAGTCAGACGGCTCGAATGGGCGACGGTAATGCAATTAAAAGCAATCGAGATTGACCGGGCGCGACGCGAAAAACAGAGAACAAGAAAGTAAGAAAGAGATAAAACGACTATCAGATAAAACAGCTTTCAGGTAGCGTCGTTGTCGATGGTTGGGGCTTGTGCTGGTTGTTGTGCGGGGACGGTTGCGATGCGGGATGCGGGGAGCCGTGGTTGCGTGGGCTGTGTGGGCTGCGTGGCTGTTGCCGCATTCTTTGGAAAGATTTTTATGGCGCGGTGTGTTCGGTGTTGGTGAGTGACGGCTGCCGGAGTCGGGCGGCTCGAATCTCACGGGCGGGGTTCGCTGAGTCGGATGTGTAAGTGATTTCGAGTGTAGTAAGAAGGTTGATGAGGACGGTGATTTATTGTTGAGATGCGTCTCGGTGGGATGACGGGAGTGGGACTATCGGGGCGCGATTATTTATATCGGTTGAGAAGGATTGAGAAGGATTGTTCGCGAAGCTATGGCTTTCCGAACTTTGCGGGAGTTCTGCCGATTCGACGATACATTTATATATCGGTGTTGTGTTTATAGTGTTGGTGAGAAGGCTTGGATGAGAAGGACTATAACGGGCTTGTCTATGTGGATGACGGGCCGTGGTCGATTTGCCGTATCTGCGGGCGGCGGATATGGGCCGTGGGAAACGGGACGTATGGTGCGAGGAGCCATGCGCGGAAGCATGTCAGAGAGGGGAAGGCGGTTGAGGTTCATGTTCAGTCGCCACGGTGCTATAACGGATATGATATTGTGTTCTTTGTCAAGAAGGGTGTGAGGACGATTGATGAGTCGGAGCGGGAGTAAGAAGGATAAGTGGTTTCATGGGACAAGTCGGAAGAGGCTTTCAAGCATTCTTAAGGATGGATTGAGAGTTTCGGCTCCGCGTATATGGTCATGCTCAGAGCCGGGCCGCATATATGTGACTAGAGATTTCGAGAGGGCGTTGTCTTTTGCGGAGATAGCGGCTCGATATGATCGGAGTCAGCCCGTTGTCTTGAAGGTTGATGCCGAAGTGATGCCGGATATATGGCTTGATGGAGTTGTCACCGAAGATATTGGGCCGGAGCATATTGTTGTGGTGGGGGAGTGGTGAGACGTGGATTTAGAAGGGGCTTATGCGATTCGTGGGCTTGAAGAGCGGCTGGCTAGGCTTGAGGAGTCTCT